GCTGCCGCTACTATTTTACTTACTGACATGCCGCTATCCCATCGCCTGACCTAGAGTAAAGCCGTAATAATTGCTTCCTCCGTCCACCGTGATAAACGCAAACACATCCACCCCTGCGTTAGTTGCAGTTATCGTAGGTGCAGTTGCAGCAGCCCAGTCTACAGTTCCAGGCCAAGTAATTGTCCTTGCTGAACTGTCTTGCACTACCTTTAAGATAAACGCACTTGCTCTACCTGATGCGGCAGGGTTGCTAAACGTGTAGGTTACATTCTCAGATAGTGTGTGCGTAAATACGTTGCCATCTCTTAGGTTTATCGTGGCTGCGTTAGAGCTAGAGGTTACGACTGTGCTTTCCTCAGTTGTACCATTATCAAAACTTACAACACCGTTAGCATCTGCTGTTACAGCTTTAGATGCTGCTGTTAGTCCTAGTGTTGCAATATCTAAGTAATTTAACTCAGCCGTAGTTGCCGTTACACCATCAAGTAAATTCAACTCTGTTGCTGTAGAAGTAACACCGTCAAGTATATTTAATTCTGCTGCTGTAGAAGTAACACCGTCAAGTATATTTAATTCTGCTGCTGTAGAGGAAACTGCTACGCCACCTATTTGTAATGCAGTTGAAGCATTTATAGTAGGTGCAGTTAAAGTTCCTGTAAAGGTAGGGCTTGCTAACAAAGCTACCGTACCTGTAGCATCTGGAAATGTAATAGTTCTATCCGTTGATGGATTAGTAAAAGATACCGTAGTTTCATTGCCATCTTCACTAGATCCCTCAACAGTAAAACCTGCATCATTAAGATGTAAGCCTGTCACAATAGGGCTTGTAATTGTTTTGTTTGTTAATGTTTTTGTAGTGCCTGAAAAATATGTGTCAAGTAAATCTACATCAAAGTAACCTATAGAAGAGCCAGATGTATCATATACTGCAATACCATCATCTGCTGCAATTGCTGTGCTTGTGTCAATAGTAATTGCTGATACATCTGCAACAGCGTTAAGCTCTGCACCTGTAGCTGTAAGACCTGTGACATTATTAGCTTGACCTGCTGTAGAATCTACATATGCTTTAATAGACTGTTGTGTAGCTAGTTTAGTTGCGCTGTTACTACTAAAGTCATCCTCATCTGCAATATCAGTAATTGTTACTGTACCGTCTGATAAACTACCAAACTGTACAGTGCCACTTGCTGTTACTGTAGTACCACTAAGATTACCAGTAACATCACCAGTTAAATTACCTGTTACGTTTCCTGTTACATTACCAGTAACATTACCTGTAACATTTCCTGTAACTGCACCTGTAACATCACCAGTTAAGTCACCTGTAACATCACCAGTTACATCACCTGTAACGTCCCCTGTTAAGTTACCTGTAACATTACCAGTTACATTTCCTGTAAGGTTTCCTGTAACGTTACCTTCAACATTAGCAACCATAGTGCCTGTAGTAATTGTAAGATCGCCAGTAGATGCACCAGTAAATGTTCCTGTACCTACAGTAAACTTATCGGCTGATTCATCAAAGCCAATAAATGCGTTAGCACTGTCACCACGTTCAATAACAATACCTGCATCGTTTGAAGGTGTGCCTGTAGTACCGTTACCTAATTCAATAAGTCCATCTGACACAACTGTGTTTGTTGTAGATACAGTCGTAGTTGTACCGTTGACTGTAAGATCACCACCTACTGTAACATTACCTGAAGTTGTAACTGTAGCAAAACTAGAAGTACCAGATGAAGTTACGTTACCTGTTAAATCACCAGTAACATCCCCTGTAACGTCTCCAGTAACATTACCAGTAACATTGCCAGTAACATTACCTGTTACATCACCTGTTACGTTACCAGTTAAAGCACCTGTTACTGCAGTAATATTAGCTGCATCACCATATATGTTAGCCCAACGAACAGAAGTAGTACCTAAATCATGTGTACTATCTGTGGCAGGGTTTAGGTTTTTAGCTGTAGAAGTTGTAGCTACTAGGTTTCCTGTAACATCTCCAGTAAGATCACCTGTAACATCTCCTGTTACATTGCCTGTGACATTACCAGTAACATCTCCTGTTACATTTCCTGTCAAGTTACCTGTAACGTTTCCTGTAACTGCACCTGTCACGTCACCTGTAACATCGCCTGTAACATCACCAGTTAGATTTCCTGTGACGTTACCTGTTACTGGACCTACAAGAGAAGTACCAGTAATTGTTGTACCTGTAATTGCAGCAGCACTGTTACCACCAATAACTGCACCATCAATTGTACCACCGTTAATATCTGCAGTGTCGGCTACAAGGCTGTCTATATTTCCTGTACCATCAATATATAGATCACGCCACTCAGAGCCTACAGCACCAAGATCATGTGTATCATCAGCAGAAGGAATAAGAGGAGAAGCAACATCAGCAGTTACAGTAACAGTATCTGTAGCTGCATCACCAAGAGTAGTATTTCCGTTTACAGTAAGGTTTCCAGTAATAGTTGCATTTTCATGTATCTGTACAGTATCTATATAGCCTACACCATCAACATAAAGGTCTTTAAATTTAAGAGAGGATGTACCAATGTCAATGTCATCGTCAGTTACAGGAACAATAGCACCGTCTTGTATACGTAATTGTTCTACTGCAGCAGAAGATACTTCACTAAAAAAACCAATACGATTATTGGAGGTATCTATTACAACTTTGTTTAACGCATCAGTGTCAGCTATCAGAGGTACATATGCACCTTCAGTAGAACTACCATCATGTTTGTGTCCACCTGATAGAGCAAACGCATCTCGTATTGCGTTATATTCTGCGTTTACTGGTGCAGCCTTAATAACCGCATTAGCGATAATATCAGCTACGGATTGTCTTGAATAACCTGCCATGTTATAACCTGTCTCCTACTCCAAATGTCACCACTAGACCTTGTATACTGTGTGATGCACTGGAATCATTAGTCACGAATTTTAAAGATGCGGATTTACCTGATCCTTCAATATTAATTCTTTGTACTGGTGATGGATTACCATCAAATATCGCAGTGCTGTTATATGTTGCTTCATTATAATACGCTGCCGCACCTTCTGTTGTTAGATTAAAGTTTGTTGGGTTGAGCGTATCTACATCCTCATAATCATAAACAGCCGACATAACAATTGTATTATCACCTTCAGAACGTAAGTACGTAGCTACTGTGTAAAATATTTTACGTTGTTCTGGGTCTTGCATATGAAAGAACGGTGTTTGAAATATACTAAAGATGTCTGTGCCATCAAAGTCATTACCCTGTTCTTGTCTATGTACTTTACCTGTACTATCCCCATGAATTACAAACTCGTTTTGTCCTATGTAACTACTGTCTGCACAAGTAGCTGTAATACCTAGTAACTGCCCATATTCAAACTGTAATCCATTTGGTGTTTGTCTAAATCCACCTATAATACCTTGTGAGTCTGCTGCACCAAAGAAGTATCTAAACTGTGTCTTTTGTCTAATTACTACAGCATTAAGCGTGTCAAGATCAATGTCAAATACAATGTCTGTAAAAATAGATTGAATATCTTTTGATACAGTTTCAAGATTTACGTCACCAATCTTATCTGTACCTGACACTGGGCGCAAACCATCTTGAGATAAGAATAGTAAGTCACCACCTATTTCTATAACGCTGTCTGTAGCTAGGCATCCTAAGTCATCAGTAACTGTTTCTAAAACAAAGTTAGATATATTATTGCCAACAAGTTTGCGGATGTTGTTACTGCCAAAAACATATAGAGCATCCCTAAAAGGTTTTATTGCTACAACAGGAAAACCTACGTTTATAACACCTGATCCATTTGCTGCACTAAAGTCTGTTTCTGCGTATGGAGCACTAAAATATAGGTTTGTATCTTCTGCAGGATCACCTGCTAAAAACATATGGTTTTGAAATATAGCAGAAAATTTGGGGTCTGTAGGTGCATCTGCATGAGTAATCTGAGTATAAGTACTACCGTCATAAGTAGCTGCAGGATTTATACCGTCTGTTAAAATAACTTTAGGGCTAGCAAAATTATACCTAGAAAATCTAACCTTAGTTACCCCTACCATTGTAGGTGAACCTGAAGTTGATACAGCATCCCAAGCTGAACTAGAGTTATTCCATTTGTGTAAGTAGTTATTACCTGATGATGGTTTTCTACAAGCTAGTATTCCATCATTAATACCGTTAGCTACACAAACACCTAGTACACTCCCTGTTCCTGTTACAGTACCGTAGTCATTACTAAAACCATTTATTTTTCTGTAACCACCAGTAACAGCAGGTTCATAGTTAATAAGTGCAATAGCTGATCCAGGTTGTGTTTCACCTTGAGATAGCACATCCCTGCTAGTATTTAGTCCTCCTTGACAGAAGACTTTAAAGGAAGCTAAATTGTCTGCCATTAGATCACACTATTAAAAGTACTAGACTGTGGACGATTTATTACAGTTGATCTAATATATAGATTATCATCTAGTAATATTCGCCTCATTGCTTTTATGCCCTCTTCAAAGTTTTGTTGATGTATAGCTGCACTTTGTTCATTGCTACGAAAACGCATAACAAACATAATAGCACCATCAATTACAACATGTTTAAATCTATCAGGTATAATCATTGTATCTGTATATAATACTAAATCATCTGGATAACTAAAGTAAATATACTCTACTTCATACGCAGCATCTGTAAGTGGAGTTACACCAAACTTTTCTTCTAGTGTTTGATATACATATAGAGGTTTACCAATACCGTTTGTTTGATCACCTTCATCATCTTGTGTACGGTAGTTTTGTAAGTAATCATTATACGTTATTGTTTTAAGATGTCTAGGTGTATTATCTAAACCTGTAGTCTTTTTTAGAAAAAACGAATCCCAATCTACTGATCCCATATCAGTTGGAAAATCATAAGTACGTTGTGCTGTAGTTAATGTTTGCACTTTTGTTGTTTTTAAAAAAGGCCATTCTTGACCGTCTTGTAATATTAATCTAATACTGTTATTTATAGCATCCTTAACTAATCCTTGTACGTTACGCACAGTATCAAAGCCATCACCTGCAATATCCAGAGTAACTTCATTTAGTCTTCGTAATGTATCATTTACTAGTGTAATGTACGTGGTTGCCATTTGTTATACCTTTACATAAGCTTAGAGGGGCAAGTTACCCTGCCCCTCAGTTTATTATTAAGCGTTGTCACGAGCAACTTCATCAGCAGATGTGTCACCCATTTCTGTACAGTCCATTAATACTGCCCAGATACGTAATTTACCTGTAGTAACTGCGCCACCAGATAGTGAAGCAATTGTTAGGTCAATGTTGTCATCTGCAACAGCCATTACTGGTTGATACACTGCAGGGTTTTGAGCAACTACTGCAGCAGCAGATGTTGCATCAAATCCGTCAACAAATACATCAGGATCAACGCCAGTTCCCAAGTCTACAGTAAATGTAGAACCGTCACTAGCAGTAGATACTTCAATACCTGCATTAAGGATCATAGTACCTTTTGCAACAGCAATTACTGGAACAACATCGGCAGCAGCTAATGCGCTACCTTTGTCAGACAAAGCAGTTGCTAAGTTCACAGTATTTTCAACCATGTATGGATTACGACCACGTTGAGAGTTTCCTGCTGCTGAACGTAGTGTGTTATCACCTAGTGCCATTAATCAGTCCTCCCTATTATCGCAAGTTGTATATCGCATTAACCAACGCTTCAGGGCGTAGGATCTTGCGACCATATAGATGCATACCACGAACAATGTCAGCAAAGCTGTCCTGATCACGATATGTTTCTGTCTTATTGATTTGCTCCGCAGTTGCGACTGCTGAACTGTGACCACCTACGATAACACCGTAGTTAGTCGCATTTGAAGCAGCTTCAGTTGCAGGACCAGTACCAAATGTAGGTAGATTGTTTGAAACATGTACTTGAAAGCCATGTAGGTTGTTTACTACAAGACCATTTCGTATTCCACCTGACTCACCAAAATCTGCGTTTTGAAGACGTGAATCTTCATCACGTAGAATTTCCATAAATACTGGGTCTACGACAAGCCATCTACCTTGTGAGTCAACATTTTGTTGATCCAACTTACGTGCCATACGAGCAATAAGTTGTAGTGGGTTTGCTTCACCTGCAGTTGAAGGTGTAGCAGTTGCACCACCTGTTCGAGGTAATAGTGCAATTGACTGATCGCCTGTACCTGCATTAAAGTCAGAACCGTCTAACTTCATTGAGGTAAGCAATTCGTCAGAACCTGCAGTAGATACAGCTTTAGAACCGTTAACAGTTGTGTTAGCAGTATCTGCATTGCTGTGTAGTGCAGATTGTTTGTAACCTGACATATAACCAAGTACATCTTGGTCAAACTGGTCTGATAGTCTATATGCAGCCCGATCACTTGCAAGACTTTGGAAATTGACGTGGCTGTGGGCCTCCTCAATATCGTCAACCTTAAAAGCAAAGTAGTTGGCTTTATCAATAGTCAATGAAAAATCTTCATCGTCTAAATCTTGTGGTGTGATGGTCGTACCACGTGCATATGATTTCACGGTGATTTCAGGTTCTTTAATAATTTTTACTGAATCACCCATTTGGGCTATCTCTCCAAAATAATCAGAGTTGGTGATAGCTTCAACAACAGATGCCTTGCGGAAAGCAAGTTGCACCTGTTTGGAATAGATCACTGG